AAAATGATTTACTTACCATTTACTTTTAAGTTATTTGGTCAACAATGGACTGTTAGAACAGCCAGACCATATGAAATTACAGATTTGGGACAATGTAGACCGGATGATTTTGAAATAATCATAAATCCCGGACAAAATAACGAATCACTAACACATACATTAACACATGAGTTAGTACACGCTATTGAACAAAAACTACATTTAAATTTAACAGAAGATCAAGTAGATCTGTTTGCTTTGGGTTTAATTGATCTTATTAGAAATAATAACGAAATACTTGATTATATTATAAGCGAGGAAAATGAAAATGTATAAAATGACCATTAGTACTTTTGCTTATGAATTACTTAGAGAACAAGATTTACATGATCGCGTTGTTTTTATGCTAACAGAGTTTAGTCAAACAGCCGGAACTGATATTAATTCAGATTATCATTGGGCAACTATTACAGATGAAGACTTTTTAATAGCAAAATTAAAATATCCTGAAGCATTCAAATATATTACAGCAAGGAAAATATAATGGCTAGACCAAGCGCAAACATAATAATGGAACTTACAAGTAGAGACGGACTAACTGCTCAAATACTTGAAACCCCTGCATTATATATTTTAACTTTTAACGGACAACCATTTGGTATGAGATGCGAACATACAGTTGTTACCGGAAATCAATTTAGATATAGAAAAGTAGCTTACAATAATCGCGGAAACGCAGAACTTGAAGCTAGAAGATTAAATGATAGATATAATACAGATGCATTTGATTATATAACAATAGGAGACGATAATGCTGAATCATTCTGAAATTACAGAACAAGAATTATTAAGATTGAAAATACAAAATCTTATTTTAGTAAATTTTTTATTAGCAGTTACTAGCTTAGTAGGTGCAACTTATATTGTACTACAATTAATCAAGTATTTTATGCTCTGATTTAAAATCAAAACAAAACATAGGATAAAAAAACTTAAATATATGCAAATACCAGTAACACCACAACCAGGGAGAACACCCCCCCAAGCAAATATAGTTAATAGGGATGACTATAAATTGCACTGGAATTTAAGTGAGTTTCGCCCTAGCGAATATAACTTACAAATACAAAAATATATCCCTGAACATGGCTGGACAAGCCAAAGCTTCTTCTTAACTGAGGAAGAATTAGAATTGATTAGAAAGGTTATGAATGGCACAAGGTAAAGCAAATGTATGGGGAGAAGCAGTTATTCATGGCAAATTAATAGGTCGTGATAATGTAGTAATACCTCCTGAACAAGTTGAAGATCTAGCAACTTTGGGATGCTCCAGTAAGGAAATATCTAATTTTTTCGGCGTTACTGAATCAGCATTAAGTAGAAACTTCGCAAGTGAACTACAAAAAGGTAGGGAAATGTTAAAGCAACGATTGCGTAGAGCTATGTTAGAAAATGCAATAGTTCATAAAAACGCCGCCGTTCAAATCTTCTTGGCAAAAAATATGCTTGGCATGAGCGACAATGGCATGTCCACAGATGATAATAAAGTCCTTCCATTTACAGATGATGAGTTAGATGAGATTAAAGATAATCTTGAGGATGAATTAGACGAATTAAATGCCGCTGAGTAATGCTCAAAGATTAATTGCGGACAGCCCACTGCGCTTTAGAGTTGCAGTGTGCGGGAGAAGATTTGGGAAGACTCACCTCGCACTTAGAGAACTTGCTAAGTTTGCACGATTCCCTAATCAACGCTGTTGGTATGTAGCCCCCAGCTATAGAATGGCAAAACAGATTCTATGGAAGAAACTTAAAAAGAAACTTTCTAGCATCAACTGGATTAAGAAAGTAAATGAAACTGAACTTACTTTAGAATTAATTAACGGAAGTGAAATTAGTTTAAAAGGAGCGGACAACTATGATAGTTTGCGTGGTGTAGGGCTTAACTTTCTTGTAATAGATGAAGCAGCGGATATAGATAGCGAAGCGTGGTATGAAGTACTACGCCCTACACTTAGTGATACAGGCGGAAGTTGTTTATTTCTTGGCACTCCTAAAGGTTTTAATTGGTTTAAAGACTTGTATGATCTAGGCAAAACACGCAAAGGCTGGGTCAGTTTTCAATTTACAACTATTGATGGCGGTAATGTTCCGCAGGATGAAATAGATCAAGCTAGACAAGATTTAGATGCAAGAACATTTGCTCAAGAATATCTTGCTACTTTTGAACAATATGCTGGTATCATTGCATACGCATTTGGCGAGCACAATTATAAATCTGCTCCTGAAATACAAAAACATACTCCTCTTATTATTGGCATGGACTTTAACACGAGTCCAATGTCAGCTGTTGTAATGATTAAAACTCCAGCAGGACTACATGCTATTGATGATATTGCATTACATAGCAGTAATACTAATGAGATGATAGAAGAAATTCGTAATAGATATCCGACCAATCCTATTACAGCATATCCGGATCCAGCGGGTGTGCAACGAAAAACTAGTGCAAATGGCAACACAGATATTAGACTGTTAGAAATGGCAGGATTTACTGTTCGTTATCATAGAGCACATCCATTGATAAAAGATCGTATCAATGCAGCGAATAGTTTATTTTATAAAAGAGACGACAATACAACTAAGTTTTATATAGATCCTAAATGTAAAAATACAATTAAGAGTCTAAAAAACTATAGTTATAAAGAAGATAGCCAAGTACCTATGAAAGGTGAATTTGACCATATGTTTGATGCTCTTACATATCCTATAGAATTCCTATTCCCAATACAAAAGCCTACAATTACACAACCTGTCCAACGATTCGGACACGCTTTGGCGGCTTAAAATACATAAATATAATATCGGAGAACACTACATGGCTGACTTAACATTTCAAGCCGCTTACAACGAAGCGACTTCTTGTAATATCATATATCAACGCTATCAATCAAGATGGCAGTTTCTTATGGATTCTTATCAGGGTGGCGACTCATATCGCAACGGCGGATATTTACAACGCTATACCCTTGAAAGCGATAGAGAATACACATTAAGACTTAACAATGTTCCTTTAGATAATCAATGTAGAGGTTTGATTAGCCTTTATGTTAGTTTCTTATTCAGACAAGAACCAAGTAGAGATTTCGCTCCACTTGAAGATAATCAAATAATTAATAATATTTTAGAAGATGCCGACTTAGACGGACGCAGTATGAATGCGTTTATGAAGGATGTCGCAACTTGGAGTAGTGTATTCGGACATGTATGGGTATGTGTAGCCAAACCAAATGTAGGTGCTACAAGTTTAGCAGAAGAATTAGCTTTAAATGCCCGTCCTTATCTAAGTTTATATACACCATTGGCAGTTTTAGATTGGCAATGGGAACAACAACCCAACGGCGGCTATGCATTAAGTTACATTAAAGTATTAGAAGAAATTAATGGTGAAGATAATAAGATAACCGAATGGACTAAAGAAACAATAAAAAGCTATACTGTGGACGAAAAGCGCAAAACAGTTACAAATATAGAAGTTCTTCCTAATCAACTTGGTCGTTTGCCTTTTATTTGCATTTACGGAGAACGCAGTCCAGTTCGTGGCATCGGCCAAAGTTTAATCGATGATATTGCAGATCAACAAAGAATGATTTATAATGAACTTGCTGAAGTTTATGATAGTATTCGTTTAGATACACATCCTAGTTTAGTTGCTACTGAGCAAGTTAATGCTCAAGGTGCAAGTGCAGGACAAGTTATTACAATTCCTGAAACAATGGATCCTAATTTAAAGCCATATGTTTTACAATTCCAAGGCGGACAAATTGATAAAATCTATGCAAGTATTAATGAGCGTAGAAAAATGATTGATGGTATGGGTAATGTAGGCTCTGTTAGAGCAAGCGAAACTCGTGAAATGAGTGGAATTGCTATTGAAACTGAATTCCAACTTTTAAATGCACGATTAACTAATATTGCTGACAACCTAGAACTAGGCGAAGAACAAATCTGGCAAGAAGTTTTTCAATACTTTGGTATTGAATGGGAAGGCGAAATTGATTATCCTGATAACTTTGCATTGCGTAATGTAGAAAGTGAATTAGATCAATTAGTTAAAATGAAAACATTAAGTTCTCGTCCAGAAATTCAAACTGAAATTGATGCCCGAATTGCTGAGATGTTAGACATTGAAAATTTAGAACAAGTATTAGGTACTGAAGTTAAAGAAGGCGAGCAACCATTAGGATATGTTGCTCACTATATGATGAATCCTGATACGATGAGTGTTGTATGGGTTGAAAGTCCATTGGACGAAGCTAATGCAATCATCAATGGATTCACGCAGCCTGCTTAACCGGCTGCGATTTACCTATATAAATATTATGTGGGCATACAACATGCCAAAAAACTATTACTTCAAAGGAAGGTGCGTTTACGATGAGCGATAATACATCGGCTACTACAGAGGTTACTGAGACCACTGAACAAACTACAACTCAGGCAAAAACATTCACTCAAGATGAAGTCAATGCTATTCTTGCTAAAACTAAAACTCAATTAGAGAAAAAGTTTGCAAGCAAATACGAAGACCTCGGTGATCCTGAAGAGTTGCGTGGAATAGTTACTAACTATAGACAGCAACAACAGGAAACACAATTGAAAAAGGGTGAATTTGAAAAGGTATTACAAGATGTAGTATCAAAGAAGGATTTAGAAATCCAAAAGCGTGATCGTATGATTGAGGAATTCAAAGTGAATACTCCTATATTAGACGCTGCCGCAAGACTTCGTGCTGTTGCCCCAGATCAAGTTAAATCACTTGTTCGTGGCAATGTCCGCTTAAATGGCGATGGCGAAGTTGAAGTTGTAGACAGCGATGGTAAGGTGAGGTATGACGATTCCGGTCGTCCTTTATCCGTTGACTCTTATATACAAGAATTTTTATCTAAGAATCCACACTTTGTTCAGCCAACACCCTCTACTACTGCTACTCGCAGTAATGTAGGTGCTCGCGGCGAAAAACTTGATATCACGAAATTGGATATGAAAAATCCTGAACACAGAAAAATCTATGCGGAATATAGAAAAACCGCTGGATTAGTTTAAATTACAAGGAAATTAAAATGGCAGGTTCTACTACTTCCACTCTTAACGACTTATTGCCTAGCATTGTAGCTGAGGCTATGTTCGTTGCAGGCGAGCGCTCTATCATGCGCGGCCTAGTTAAAAATTATGCTCTTGGCGCTGGTCAAGGCAAAACTGTAACAGTTCCAATTTATCCGTTGCAAACTGCTGCTGCTCTAACAGAAGGAAACGAAGTTTCCAATACCGCTGTTAGTACAGACGGTGCAACTTTAACTGTTGCTACAAACGCAATCCGTACATTAGTTACTGACTTAGCAGTTTCTAGTGCTGCTTCTAATGTTGTTGCTGACTTAGGTAAGTTATTCGGTGAAGCTATCGCTCGTAAGATTGATACTGACCTTATGGCTCTATTCAGCGGCTTCAGTGGCACAGTTGGCGATAACACTACAGCATTAAGTGCTGCAACTATCGCTAAAGCTGTTGCTAAACTTCGCGCTGCCGGCGTTCCTGGTGACGCTTTAGCTTGCGTTGTTAATCCTTATGTTGCTTATGACCTAAAAGCTAACTTAACAAACACATTTGCAAACCCTAACGCTGGTATCATCCAGAATGCTGCTATGGCAGAAGGTTATGTTGGTATGCTATTTGGTGTTCCAGTATTTGAAAGCGCATTGGTTGCTGACACTGGCACTGCTGGTGACTACATTGGTGCTGTTTTCCATCGTGAGGCTCTTGGTCTTGCTATGATCGGTGACATCAATATTGAAACTCAGCGTCGTGCTAGCTACTTAGGTACTGATGTTGTTGCTTCTTGCCACTACGGTGTTGGCGAGATCTATGACGGCTACGGCATTGGCGTAGTTGCTGATAGTTCTATTCTTTAATCAATAGTTTAGGAGATCACGATGGCTTTTATATTTTCAAATCAATCACTTATAAGTTTCGCAACTTATGACGACTTGGTCCAGCGTGATCAACGAATTCTTGAGGCTAACGAAGGAATTACTACAGACGAAATTGATGATTATCTTATTCAATCCAGTCAGCGTATTTTAACACAAATTAGAAACACTGACTGGTGGAAACAAACTTGTTTTAAAATGATGCCTGAATTAAAAGGCGATCTTAGATTGTTACCGGATGTAAATCCAGTGCATATTAAAGCCCGCTATCAGGAATTTGTAGATTTGAATGTTTATTTTGCATTAAAAGATTACTTGTATCCAGCAGTTGCGGATTTCGGCAATCCAGAAAGTGCAGAAATAGCAAAGATCAACTTCTACAGAGATCAATATACTCAAGCATTCCAAGATTTGATTCAATCCGGTGATTGGTATGACTTTGATGCTGACGGTTCAATAGAAACAGATGAACGATTCCCAGTATTGGTGAATAGGGTGCGTGTAAGATGAAAACGGAGTTATTAACTTATTTGACAGATTCATTAACTGGTTCAATAAAAACCAGTCAAGAACTGCCATTCCAAGAAGGTAACAATCCACTTTATCTACGCAATCCCCGTAGAGTTTATTTGGATGAGCCTAAGATAGAGCAGAACGCATTAATGGCAACCTTCAGTGGTTGCAATATTAATGAAAAAATCACAACTATTAAGGCTTTTCTATCTGTTGATGCAAAGAATAGAAACGCTGATTTAGATCAAGCATTAAACACACTTAGTAGTGCTAAAGATATCACTACCATAACTGGCGTTCACAAACGCGAGTTTGACTATATCACAACCATAGATAATGATCGTCTTATCTATGAATTTGAATATAGATTTTATAACATAGCATAAGGAAGAGAAAATGTCTTACATTTATCCAGCACCTGGTGTTGCAAACGCAGAACTAACTTTAACTCTTAAAGTTTCTGGCGACACAACAGGTTTAGCAGTCCCTGGCTTACAAGACATTACCGTTAACAACGCTAATGATGTATTCACATGGACCCAACTAGATTCTAGTTCTAAGCTACAAGTTGCAACTACAGCAACTAACAGCTTGGGCATGAACTTAGTTTTAGATCAAAGTAGCTTCTTCGGTACAACAACCTCCGGCGAAGTTGCTAAGACAAAAGGCATCTTTGGTTTGAGCAAAGATAAACAACTAGTTGAATTCACTTTATATATGGGTGATACAAATAGTGGCGGCGCAGGCAAAACTATCAGCGGAAGCGGATATGTTACTGGCTTGGCTCCAAAAGTCTCTGCAGATTCTCCAGTATGGGTTAGTCCTGTTACATTAACTGTAACTGGTGACTATACTGTAGCTTAAACTGTTTTGAGTTTAGTAAAGGCTCTTCGGAGCCTTTTCTTATGACTTTTTGCTCCATAAATAATAGTATAGATTTGGAGATCCAAATGGTATTTGATGACAAAACCGATGAAGAGATTTACGCAAGCATTCTTGCTGAAACTGCTAAAGCAGTTAATGAAATGAGATGTGCTCGTAAAGATCTAAACCAAATAGATGTGCGACTAAAATTTATATTAGCCGCAATTAACAATCTACAACAACGATTTGAGGAATAAAGATATGACGATTAAACTAACACAACTAACAAGCAAACCACAACTTATCAAGATTACACTTGATAATAAAGACATCGTGGAAAAATACGGCGATGAAGTAGAATTTTGGATCTATGATCGCCAACCAATTGAACAATTTATCAAGATGGCTACATTGTCTCCAGAAAATACAGGAGATGTTATTAAAGCTGTTAATGATTTAGTATTAGATGAGAACGGCAACAAAGTTATTAATGACGGAGAAACGATCCCTCCTGATTTAATGATGGCAGTTGTTAATCAGGTGGTAGAACGCCTGGGAAAGTAACTGAAGAGCAGTTAGATAATAGAGGGCAAGATTTCAACATGTTAATCATGTTGGATAGTATGGCTGAAAGATATGGAATGCTTCCTAGTGAAGTAATCCAAAGAGCTAATACATTTGATCTAGTTGTTTTAACTGCGGCTGTTTCTTATAGAAATGAGCAATACGAGAAAGCTGTTGATCCGGATTATAAACCTAAGACTAAACAGCTATCGCAAGAAGAAATGCTAGCGATGATAACTCGTGTTCGCAATAAACAGGAGAATAAGAAATGAAATTGAAATGCATAGATAGATTAAAATATCTTCAACAATACATCACTCCAGAGAAAATGACTGATGTAGCATATCCTGCCTTTTATAAAAATACTCCTGTTAGAACGGGCAATGCCAGAAATCATACAAACCACACTAAAACAGAAATCAATGCTGCATATCCATATGCACAAAGATTAGATGATGGCTGGAGTAAACAAAGTCCAAAAGGTATGGTGGAACCTGCTATAGAGGCAGTGAGAGACTATGTCAAAAAAACAGTAGGAAAATAACATGGCAAAAACCATAGATGAATTAACGCTGAAGATTTCCATTGATGGCACTGCTCAGGTCAAAGATGCAACAACACAAATGGATAATCTCGGCAATGCCGCAGATAAAACCGGACAGACATTAAAAGCAAACCAGCAAAATGTAAAAAATGTAGCCTTCCAAATACAAGATATGGCTGTGCAAGTTGCAGGCGGAACAAGCGCATTTGTTGCGATGGGGCAACAGCTTCCACAATTATTAAGTGGATTTGGTATGTGGGGCGCAGCAATTGGTGCAGTCGCCGCGATTGCAATTCCGTTATTAAATGTAGGACTAAAAGCAGCTGGTATTGATATGCGTAGTCTAGATGACCGCGTAAAAGACGCAACTGATAGCGTTGGTAAATTTCAAGATGCTTCAAAAGCAAACTTAATAACTTTATCCGGATTAGGCAATCAATATGGAACATTAACTGACGATGCTAAACGATTTTTAGAAGTACAGCAAAGCTTAACAGAAAAAAAATCATTAGCTGAATTAAGTGCTGCAATTGAGAAAGTAAAAGATCAATATAAAACTTTTACAGACGAATACAATAAAACATATAAACAACAAAATACAATTCTTGATCCATTTGGCGACATTCCTGCTGTTATTAGATTGTTTAAAGAATTAAATCTTGGTTTAACTGCCGAACAGGCTAAGAAAGTTGGCGAAGCATTAGCTACTATAGATCAAAAGAAACCCGAAGAAGCCGCTAAAACATTAACAGATATTTTAGAATATTTAAATGAGGCTGTTCCACAAGGATCTAAATTCCGTAAAACTTTTGAAGATTCTATAGAGCCTATTATGAAACTTAATAAGGCTATATTGGAGCAAAAAGAAAACTTACGAAATTCTGCAGAACAAGCAAGTAATCTAAGTGCAAGTATGATGTTGATTCAACTTGGTGCTGCTCCGGATATCGCTGCTGCTCGTAGAAACTTTGACCAAGTAACTGCGATCCGCAAAGAAGGCGATTTAAAGTATGCTGAATTTAAATATCAATTAGAAGAAAAATCAGCCAAAGACGGAGCAAATCGCGATGGCGAATTAACTGCATTTAGACTTAAAAATCAACAAGAAGTTAATGACAGAATTAAAGATTATGCTAAAGGACAAGAAGAAGCATACCGTGCTGCTTATATTACCAATGATACAAAACTAAGACAATTACAATTAGAAGATGCTATTGTAAAATTGCGTGAAAAAGGCATGTTTGATGCTGAGTATAATCTCAAATATGATGAAGCTATCTTACAAAATGCTAAAACTTACAGCGATACATTAACTTCTTTAAGTGAACAACGCAGAAAGGGTGTAATTTCCGCCCAACAAGAATTATTGCTACGACAAGAAGCAATGGATATTCAAAATAAGAGTAATGCTAATGCTGCTGAACTAAGAAACAGCACTGTGCGTATGACTATGATTAAGCAAGAGATGGATCTATCTAAACAAATGATAGAAGATCAAATTGCTCGTTCTGGTAAATTAGGCGATGCTCTTCGTGCTGCGAATCAAAAAGTTTTTGATACTAGAACAGGAATAAAACCAGAAGATCTTATTGGTAAAAATACTCTCCAAAAACAAATCATGGAGATTACACAAAACAATAAGAAGGCTGCTCAAGAAGCAGGTAGAACATTTGCAGAAAGCTTTGGCGATCAAGATTTAACTATTGAAAAAGCACAAGAACTTAAAGATGGATTAGATCAAATCGCATTAGCATATAAGCGTGTAAATGAAGAACAAGTAAAAACAGCAACTGATTCATATAATAATATGAGATCCTGGAGTGCAGGATGGAGTGATGCATTTGCAAAATATTCCGAAGATGCATTCAACTCAGCAAGTCAAGCTGAACAAATATTCAGTACTTTTACTCGCGGTTTTGAAGATGCTATGGTTAAGTTTGTTCAAACAGGCAAGTTATCATTTAAGGACTTGGCTAACAGCATTATTGCTGATGTAGTTCGTATGCAAGCCAAACGCTTAGTAACAAGTATGTTCGGTGGTGAAGCGGGCGGCGGCATTTTCGGTAGTATTTTCGGCGGATTATTCAAAGCCAAAGGCGGACCAGTTAGTGCGAACCAACCATATATTGTAGGTGAACAAGGTCCTGAATTATTTGTTCCTAAGGCTGCTGGAAATATTGTTCCAAATGATGCTTTAGCGGCAGCAGGCGGATCAGGCTCAACAGTTGTTAATTATAATATTCAAGCAGTTGATGCAAGCAGTTTCCGTAGTTTAGTTGCTCGTGATCCAGAATTTATTTTTAATGTGACGGAAGCCGGACGCAGAAGTCTACCACAAAAATCAAGGAGATAATAGTGAGTTTACAAAGTATTATAGACAGCGCAGTTTCGCTTGAAATAAACAAAAGCAAATTAGCAAGTCAAACATTAAGTCGCAGTGGTAGATTACTAACTGCGAGTCGTAGTTGGAGCAATCCATGGAGATTTACTATTTCTCCTAAACCTATTTGGGAATGGCAAACATATAGATCAACTATTGAGCCAATTATGAATGCAGACCGTATTACTACTCAAACATTCCAATTAGGACAATCAGATAATAGTTTATGGATTGTAGAATATCAAGGAGATGCTCCGAGAACTGGAGGTGTTTTAGATAATGTTGCGCTAACAAGTTTTGCTGGATCTAATTTAACAGTAAGTTTAAGCGGTATGACAATTCCTTCCGGCGGTTACACGCTAGTTCAAGCCGGCGACATTATCCAACTTGCTGGAACAGGTAGTGACGGTTTAGAATATCGTTATCCATATATGGTTACTGCTCCGGTTACTGTTAGTACTGGAACAACTACAGCAGTTATTCCTGTTCATAGAGGTTTTATCGGTCAAGCAAATTATGATCCATTTAGTTCTTCTAATAATCAAAATAAGTTTAAAGTAGGGCCGGCATGTAAATGGTATGTTCAGGTTACTGGACTGCCAAATATTAAATTAATTCCTGGCAAGTTTATGGAATTTACAGGAGATTTCAGCTTAACAGAGGTAGTATTATGAGCACAACTATTACAGCAGTTGATAGCGAAACAAAAATTGAACATGGAACTTTGATTGATGTTGTTATCAATGGCACAACTTATTATGTTAGCAATACTCGTTATCAAGTAGTTTATAACGGACATACATATACTCCATTGGCTGCATTTTTATCAGTAAGTGAAATTCAAAATAATATTTCTAATAGTAATAGTGATATTCAAGTTAGTTTGAGCGGCATTCCTACTTCAGCTTTTAATGCAGTTGATCTTTTAAATGTTCAACTTAAAGGCGGAAGTATTAATGTATATAGAGCATTCTTTAATGTAGACACACACGCAGCTATTACAAGTCCGGTTGAAGTTTATCCGCGTTTTAAAGGAACTATTGTTAACTTTAGTGCTCAAGAAGATTTTAGTTTAACTAGTTCGGGCGGCGATATTAATCATACTATAACAATTATTGCATCTAGTATTATGGGCGTGTTAGAAAATCGTTATGCCGGTCGTAGAACAAACAAAAAAGATTATCAACGATATTTCAATGAAAGATTTATTACTAGTTCTATTACAAGTGATCCTAGTATGAGTAGAGTAGAGACACTACATAATAGTAGTTTTGATTTTGGCAAACCATATGTTGCTCCTACTAAGAATACTACAGGTGCAAGTACTACAGGTCAGGTCATAACAGTAAATCCATAAGGAATTGATATGATAAGATTAGCAGATAGATCAGACTTAAATAGAGTGACTGATTTGATATTAGAATTCTTACAAGAATCCAGTTATGCAAAACATACTGAAGAAGTTGATAGGGATTACATTAGAAAATTAGTTTATGCAGTAATAAAATCTGGTTACATCTGGATTATGTTCAATGATCAAATTGCGGTGGGGATTCTTATCGCAGTCAAAGAACAAAATATTTGGATGCCAAGTAAAGTAAGTTTACGCGAACTTGTTTGGTATGTAAAAGAAGAATATCGTAAAACAATTGGAGCAGGTAGATTGTTTATAAAGTTTTGCGAGCAGGGAGATGAATTGATGGCGAATGGCGAAATAGATGGTTATTTTACTACAAGAATGAATTCAACTACCGATTACGATTTAGAAAAACGCGGATTTCGTCTAACGGAATCCTTATACTTGAAGGATTAATGATATGCCAGCATTTAGTGCAATAGGTGTGGCGATTGCGGAAGCAATCATAGGTGGCGGATTTATTTCTGCTGGTGCAGCCGCAGCCGCAGGAGCCTGGGGATTTGTAGCAGTAGCAAGTGTTGCTGCGATAGGAGCAGCTTATATTACCAGCCGTGTTATAAACGGCAATCCAAATAATGGTGGTATGGGATCAAGTAATGAGGGTGGTAGAATTCAAATACCTCCAGCAACTAATAATAAAATACCAGTGGTATATGGAAGTGCATATATTAATGGTATGATTACTGATGCACGATTAGTAACAACAGATAAAAGTAAAAACGATGTAATGTATTATTGTATCGTATTAAGTGAGGCAGTGAATAGTTCAAATGCAGCGTATGGAATTGATTATAGCAGTTTTACTGGTGGTGGTCGTAGCAGTGAAATATATTGGAATGACCAACGACTTATCTTCAGCACAGATTCGGGTAATGAACATAGAGTAATCAAAGGAGTAAAAACTGTTGATACTACTGACGATACTATAGATTCAAACTTTGATGGCTTCTTAGAAATGAAAGTTTATGCTGGTTCTGGAGCAGCCGCAAATCAAATATGGCCTCCAACTGGCACACAACAAAATGCATGGGATTACTGGGCTCATGATGTTAATGGAACTCCATTCTGGGACAGCACTTATAAAATGGAAGGTCTTGTATTTGCTATTGTTAGATTAAAATACAACGCAGATAAGGGATTTACAAATTTATCTCCAGTTACATTTAAATTGAGTAACAGTTTAACGAATCCTGCTAGTGTATGGAATGATTACATGACCAGTGATCGTTATGGTGCTGGTATTTCTTCAAATAGCATTAACTATACAGAAGTTACTAAATGGTATAATTACTGTGAAGAATTAATCCGCTATACAAATAAAGATGGCACTAGTTCTACACAAAAACGAGCAAGTATGAACGGTGTTATTGATACCAGCCGTAGTGTAAAAGAAAACATTGATACTATTTTATTAAACGGCAATGCTTGGATGAGTTTTGATGTAGCTGCCGGAACTTGGCGACCTATTATACAGAAAGCGATTAATGCAGGAGATCCAGATGATTCTTCTACACATTTTACTGCTACAATTACTGGAAATACAACTTTAACTGTTACAGCATTTCCAAGCGGACGAATTGAAGCCGGACAAATGTTGTATAAAACAGATGGAACATATTTAGGAACAATTACGAGCCAAACTACTCCACTTACTTCAGGTGAATCAACTGGGCAAAAAGGACGCTATACTATTAGTTCTACAAGTAATTTAAGTAGTACAACCTTTTATACTAAAACAGGCGGATTATTAACATTTAATGATGATAATATTGTAAGTGGTATTAGCATTAGTTCTACACGATTAGATGATTTATACAACGCTTATGAAGTTGAATTCTTTGACAAACATAACCGAGATCAAAAAGCTTATGCTCGCGATGAATTACCAGATGGCGATCGTAATCCAACTGAACCTGATAATGTGATGCGTATTGCATTGGATATGACAAACAATAGTATCCAGTCAGATATGATAGGTCAAATCCAACTTAGACAAAGTAGAGACGATCTAGTTGTTGAATTTACAAGTAGTTTTTATGGTATCCAAGCACAAGCAGGCGATATTATTGAATTAACAAATGATTTATATAATTGGAATCCAAAACTATTCCGCGTAATCCGTGTTAAGGAAATAGAACAAGAAGATGGCGGTTTAGTAGCGAATATTCAAGCATTGGAATACAATGATGACATATATACTACTGAAGTATTAAGTGAATTTACGACACAAAATAATGTTGGTATCCCTCCTATCTATTCCGGTGGTACTGATGGTAATATTCGCACTCCCGACGACAATTTAGTTGCAGTTACTGACAACAGTGATAGAACTGCAAGTATTCCTTATATTGTATTAGCCGCAACTGTTCCAGCCGAAGGCGGTCCATACGATGAAATTCAAGTATGGTATGCAGTAGGTCCTGATCCTGAACAATCAGGATTGCCGACGGAACGAAGTTATACCCTTTTACAAAGTCATAAGCCGCCAAGTCCGGCTACGATCTATGAAAATACTAGAGTAATTACTGTTACAAGTATTACAAATGGTGATACTATGAACACTGATTCAGATCATGGTATGGTTGCGGGAGATCAAATATTCTTTAATGAAACAACTTCGCATGGATTAATAAAAAATACAATCTATTGGGTAGTTACAGATGGATTAACTTCTACTGCATTTAAAGTTGCTAAAAGTGAAAATGGATCAATTGTTTCCTTAACAAATGATACTGGATTAAGCTTAGGTTTTAATAGAACACATGCAATTTATATTACTGGATTGCCTGGAAATCAAACAGGACAAAAGTACTATTTTAAAATCCGGATGGGTCTAAATAACCGCTATGGTTATTTTACAAGTCCGGATGCTGCAACTTTAACGAATCCAACAACAAATTGGAACCCTGGTGGTGAAAGTAGTGGATTTAATTTAAGTGGCGCGACTGAAGGCGAAGTAATTTATTATGATGCTACTACAGAGCGTTGGAAAAATACAGGTATTATTACAATTAATGATACTGGGGCAACTTCTGTTGATATTAACGGATCAATAAATGTTGATATTGCTGTAAAATTGATTGATAATAATTCTACTGCTGTTGCACGCGGTATTGGCGGCAAAATGGCAGGTAGCGATTATTGGAATGTAGGCGGATATAGTATTGGCGGTGCAGATGCTAATGATGGAGCACTTGAAATCGCTACAGCTAATAATGGTACTGAACCAATCTATGTTAGACAATATACAGGTTCAGGCACAACTAGTGATTGGCCGCATGGAAATACTGTTGCAAGAACACTAACATTGTTAGATAATGCAGGTGATACAAATATTCCTGGATCAACTGATATTGGAGGTGATTTATTAGTTAGTGGTGATCTTGCTGTTAATGGCGGAGATATTACTACTACTGCTACGAATACTACATTGTTTTCAACTGCAAATGCAGTAGCTATTGGTCATAGTGATATAGCAACGGCTACTCAAAGTTCTCTTGCTTTATATGGATCAACTGGACATTATTATACAAGTGGATCTACTACAGTAAGTACTCCTTTCTTTGTAGTTAATCAAGCAAAAACAGGATATACTCCAGCAGCTGGATTTGGGACTGGTATATCATTTCTTGCTGCTGATAATAGTAGTGCTGTAGCCTCTTTAGGTAATATTGAATTTAAATTTACTGATGTTACGCATGGAGCTACTGATGCTGAATTTAGAGTTCGTTTGAAAGATAATGGAACTATAGGTAATCAATTAATAGTTGAATCTACTGGCAATTTAAAATTAGCAGGTAATATTGCATCTACTACTGGAGAATTACGCATAGGTTCTTATAACTCCACTTATTATGATGTAATTATAGATGCTGACTTACAACTTACAACTAATAAGATTAAATCATCTACTGGAGATCCTTTAATTGATTTAAGCAGTAACCGAGTTAATATTCTTGGTGATTTAAATGTTCAAGGAACTACTACAACTATTGATAGTGAAGTTGTTTTAATTAAAGACAATATTATTACTTTGAATAGTTCTGTTACTGGGTCTCCTACAACAGATTCTGGCATTGAAATTGAACGCGGAACTTCAGCAAATAGTTCATTGTTATGGAATGAAACCACTGACAAGTGGTATCAAAATCGTGCAGGAACAAGTACAGTAATTCCAATTAATACAGATGAATTAGCAGAAGGATCAAACAAATATTTTACAAATTCTCTTGCTCGTAGTGTATTAAGCGGCGGGACTGGTGTAACATATAATAGTTCTTCCGGACTTATTAGCATTGGACAGGATGTATCAACTACTAGTGATGTTGTTTTTGCAAGTGTGGATACTACCGATTTAAGATTAGATGATTTCAGTCATATTACTTGGGGTATTGGAAGACAGTTTGCATATACCGTTACAATTGCAAGTGGTAGTGGAGCTAATACTATCAAAATTGATAATGGCGCAACTTTCTCAAGTAAGAAATTTTTTGTTACTGTTAAGGGATATGATTCCGGAACAGGCAAATATAAGAGAGAAACTAGCGAAATTATGTTAACGCATGATTATGGTGATACCTCAGGAGCAACTATGAATACTTACATTACAGAATATGCTAATGTAAGATCATTCTCTGGTGCTTCACTTGGAACATTTTCTGGATATGCAGGAGGAGCAGGTAATGCATCAGCTGGATTACAGTTCTTCCCAAATAGAACTAATTATCCAAGTTTAGTTATGACTGTTAATGTACACGAACTATCAGTTTCTTAACAGAGTAAATAATAGAACTGGGATGCCTTAGCGTCCCAGTATAATCCTTTAGGAGTTAAACATGGCAGGTGTATTACGATTCAGCGACTATTTAGGCGGTCCTGATAATATTCAAGTGGAAGAAATCTTCCCATCAACAAAAAGAACTTATCTTTACAATTTCAATCAAGATATTACTGGTTGGACTTATAGTGTAAAGAGCCAAACCCTTGTAGTAGATCCAGTTGCTTGGGATCGCTATACAGGAGAACCAAATTTCGCAAATAGCTTAGTAATTGGCTATTTTGCTCCGGTTACACATGCAACTGATTCAACAGTAATTAATATTGTTAGTGCATCAAGTGGAACTGTAAAATTAACTATTCCAGCTAACTTATATACAGGAGCTATTATTCCTGATGCTAGAAGCCGTGTTGCTATTAGTATTGTTACATTCCAATGGACAACCGCTGAAACTCCAGCACAAGTGAACAGCCATCGCTGGGCGTTCATTCAAAGCTATGAGCCGGGTGTTACTATTGGCGATCCTACTGACGAAGCAGGTTATACAGCATTTACAGTTTAATAGGAGAATAATATGGCAGATATTAATGTCACAGTGCCAAGTAGCACATTCTCCATTACAAAACCAGTAAGCGATTTTACTGTAACTACACCTACTCAACAAGTTATTCAAGTTGGTGATCCAGCCAGTACAATTGATATTACAAATAATCCAATTGATATTACTGTTTTAACTAATGGATCTATACAAATTGAAAGTAACTTAACTAATACAGATGAATTAAATGAAGGCACTACTAATCTCTATTTTACAAATACTCGTGCAAGGCAAGCCATCTCGGTATCTGACTCAGGCGGTGATGGTAGTTTGTCTTACAATAATAGCACTGGAATTATTACCTATACTGGTCCAAGTTCTAGTGAAGTTAGAAGTCATTTCTCCGGCGGCACAGGAGTTACTATATCCTCCGGACAAATCGCCATTGGACAAGATGTTAGCACCACAAGTGCAGTCCAATTCTCTAGTGTAAGCTTAGATGGGGTAGGTAATGTAGATACCGCAGTTTTAACTACTTCTGCTACTACTGCTAATCAAGTTGTAGATAGTTTTAGTGCTGCAACTTATCGCAGTGCTCGTTATCAAATACAAATCGCCAGTGGTTCAGATTATCAATCTATTGAACTTAGCGTTATCCATAACGGAACAACCGCAACATATACAATATTTGCGGATATTAAAACTGGTGCTAGTGATTTAGCATCTTTTACTATGGATGTAAATTCTGGTAATGTTAGATTATTAACAACTCCAGCAAATGCAGCCACAATATATCGTGTAGTTAGAACTACAATCATAGCATAAGGAAAATGAATTATGTCAGTTGGTAATTTTAAAATTAAGAATGGCCTAAGTATAGGCGACAATATTAGTATCAGTGATGCTGGTGTAGTATCTGGTTTAACTACAGATAATTTGAGTCAAGGCTCTACAAACAAATATTATACAGATTCAACTGCTAGAGCAGCAATTAGTGGTGGCACTGGTGTAACTTATGATAGTGGTACTGGTGTTATTAGTATTGGACAAGCAGTTTCTACTTCTAGTAATGTTCAATTTGCCGATGTTACTTTAACTGGTGACATTACAGTAGGTGGGCAAGATATTAAAAGTAATGGCGGCACAACTGCTATTACTTTAAGTGGTAGTGATATTACTGTTGGTGGTAATAATACTGTTACAAAAGGACAAACCACAACACGAACCATTACAGGCGGCGGCAAAGCAGTTGATAGTAATGGCGATGTATTAGTTATTAATAATGTGATTCATAATGCTCAATTACCAGTAAGTGCATTTATTGATAATACTACAGGATCAAGACGCGGAACAATTATTCTTCGCGAATATGGTCAAAATACGGGTGTAAGTGCAAGTGCTACAACGAACGGAAGTAGTCAATTTGCTTTAGAAGGAAGTAGAGGAACTAATAGTGCTCCTACTGCAACTCCAAGCGGTGTTACTTTTGCTCAATTGAATATGGGTGTGTATGATGGATCACGCTGGGCAAGCGAAAATGCTATCGGCAGTCCTATTAGCTTAGTAGGACTTACTACTGAACAACACGATTTTAATAGTATTACATTTACCGGTAGTATTAGCGGAACTACTTTAACAGTTACAAGCGGTTCTGGAATTTATCCAGGTATGTTAATAAGTGGCACCGGCATTAGAAGCGGAACTACTATTACTGCTTTTGGTAATAATACTAATGGTGGCACTGGAACTTATTCAGTAAGTTTTAGCCAAACAGTTTCTAGCACTACTATTACAGGCGTAGGGACTAAAGCAGCCGGATCTAGAAGTATTTTATTCAATCAACCACAAGGTATTAAGCAAGCGGCTCAAACTGTTTCTACTGGAGGCGGTACTCGTCAGGGTTTCTTAACAAGTTTCTCGCAAACTGCTTCTACTTCTACAGTTAACGGAGTTAGCATTGATATTGCTCCTGCCATTGGAACCTTCTTTGGTAATACAGATACCACTGATGTTACACATATTAGTACTGATGGAACTAAAATTTATAAAGGCCGCGGGGACGCATCATTTAACTTGTTTGGGGGAAGTATTGTCCATCAGGCGGTTGCTTTATCTGATACAGCAAGCTTTCAAGGTTATATTGATAATGGATCTGGATCGGCTGGAAATACTTTAACAGTTACTAGTGTAAGTGCTGGAACAATAAGTCCTGGACAATTAGTAGTGGCGACAAGTATTCAACCTGCTACTTTTATTACTGGACAAACAAGTGGCACAACTGGAGGCGCTGGTGTTTATACTGTATCAACTACTTTTGCTACAACCGGTCAATTATTAGGTTCGAGTGGTAGTCCAGTTAATATGGTTACTACTCCTGATAATTATGGCCTGCTCGGGACTAATAAATTTGTAACTAATACACATAGAAAGAGTCCAATTAGCGGCCGCCGCGGAGCATTAAAATCAGGTGATGATCTTTATAATTTTAACTTCCTTGGTCAGAATGGAACTACTGGTGGGGGATATGGAAATACCGGTCTCGGTAATCAAGCTGCACAGATGCAATTTTATGCATTAGCGGACTATACTTCTTCTGCTACTCCGGCTGGTTATAAATTAAAACTTGTTCCTGCCAGCAGTACAAGTTTAAGCACAGCTATTGATTATACTATGGCCAGTGCAACTTTTAATAGTGACGCATTTTATTTTAAAAATAGTGGTGGCACTACTCAAGCCTCATTTACATCTACAGCAGCTACATTCACGCAACCCATTGGATTTCCAGTTAAAACTGCCGCACAATGGAATGCTATTACTGGCAGTGTAGGACAACAAGTCTGCGTCAGTGACAGCGGAAGTGGCAGCCATCCTAATGGCATGATGGCATTCTGGGACACAACCAATAGTCGTTGGAGTTATATCCAAGACAACAGTGCAGTATGATGTTATACATAATTGGCCCATGTACATTTCAAATGATTGCTGTGGGTCTTTTACTTGAATCCATAGGATTTAAATTTAATGGAGAACAAAATGGCAAAGACACAGAAACATTTAATCAAAAGTGCAAGTCCCAAAGCAATAGGTAAGAATATTGCATTTGAGATGAAAAAGCATCCAAATATGAGCCAAAAACAAGCAGTAGCTATTGCTCTTTCAATTCAACAAACAGCAAAGAAAAAGAAAAAATGAGCCAAGAAGAAAAAGACTTAGCTACGCATGTAGAGATATGTGCTATTCGTTATAAAGGCATTGAGGAGAAATTTGATGACATTGAAAAACGATTGTCTAAGGTGGAGACTGACCTCTCTGCTATTAAAAGTACAGTTCAGTCAGGGTTCGCAGATGTTAAACTCCTTTTGGAAAAGCAAAGCAATGCCAGATTCATACAGATGACAGCAACATTTGGAACTATTGCAGCCGCCGTTATAGGTGTAATTGGTTATATAATTACACACTAAGATTTAGCCTGGTTCGCTGGGCTAAATTAGTGTATGAATGAACAATTCCCTTTCGCTAAAATAACTGTATCGGCCTATTATAGTAATAAAACTGTAACCGATCCACGATTAGATATTTCAAAACATATTAGTTGGACGAAATCTGCAATGCCATATACAGATTTCTCATATCCAGAACCTGATAACTTTAATCACGCAGTACTAAATTATAAATCAATTGAATGTCCTTTACCCATCAGTCAAGTATTTTATAAAGAGAAAAAAGGAAACTTATGGTGGAGTGTATATTGCGTTGAAGAAAAACATCATAATGATTTTATAGACTGGTTATATACACAAAAAGTTGTTGTCTATTGGTATAATTCTAAAAATCCAATCAAGAGACACAGACGACAATTATTATGGCATAAGAAAAGTCAAAATGAATTAACGGATAACGAACGCTTACTAACCATGGGTTATTATGCGGATTTAAAAAGTAAATATTTTTGCGAAGATAACAAGATGTTTGATTCGCGAATAGGCATCCCGAGAGAGGGTGTTTATGACATGGCCCAAGTTGATGAGGATTAGGCCCCTAATCAAGCAAGTCATACTTTAGTTAATATAGCTTAAATCGGGAACTAATCATTCCCGATTTTTTTTTAGATAAATACTTTTGCAACAAAATTGGTCATGGAGTTGCAAAATCCCTTTATCCTCGCCCCTGAACCTAACGGAACGGGGGCTTCTTATTTTTGATACTAAATAATTATGTTGTATTCATTAGAGTTTCAACGCATTTTAAAAATCCTAATTGTCTGACCCCCTCGCTCACAAGGCTTGGGGGTTTTTTAATACTATAATACTATATAATACTTTAGAAATATGACAGATTTTATCTATTGCGTACAATATTTGCAAGAACGCACACATAAACGAACTGGTGTGGCTCTTGCTTCCAGATGGATTGAACAAGCTTGTTATTCCTCTTTGGAAGAAGCATTGCAAAATCTTCCCGAAGATTATAAAGTCCGTATAACCAAAGAATACTATGAAGTGATCCGGGAAATAGATAACTGATAATTAAAATAAATATTTTTGCGAGTGTATAATTCTTTTTTTATGTCCTGTATTGTTGTTGAAAATCCTCGGTAGAATTATACTGCTATCTGGCAACTCGTTAAACCTCCCATAGTGCAATGCTATTGGGAGGTTTATTTTTGGGTTTTTTGGGGTATTTTTCCGGGTTTTCTTGAGTTTATTGTTAAATATAAATATAATACAACACAATACAATTAGAAAGGACTTATGAAAACTTACCGAGTACAGGTAGAACATACAACTACCGATATTTTAGAATACATTAGAAATAGGCATAATGCTGAATTCCAAAAATGGAACAGTAAAGATTTTTATTGCTTAAAAAGTGCAGAGATGTATGCATTTAATGTTTCATTACATACAGGAAACCCAACAAAAATAAAATTGATTGATTTACACGATGAGCGTATTCGTGTTCAAGATAGATTGAGGAAATTATTTAAGGACGAATTATGATTTGGTTATTAGTTTTTATTTTAGTTTGTGCGTATATTTCAACATTTATTCCGCCCGATAAAAAAGAACTTGATCGCATTGCCGAAACTAGAAAGTGGGCTCAAGCAAAACATACCCGTTGGCAAAAATACTTTTGGGAAGGCGGCAGAGAAGAAGCACTAAAAACAATTATTAGATTGGAGATGCAAGCCGCACAATCATATGATTTAGAACAACGAGTAAATTTTAAATTTCAAGCAGATCGTTGGCGAGAATATGTAGAGAAAACAGATAAGGAGTTTGAACATTATGGCGTCTAAACATTTTTTATATACACTGGTATTTGATGCTGAACCAGAACCAGTAGTATTTTATGTAGGTCATACTAATGATCCAAAACGAAGAAGTACTGAACATCGCAGTTGCGCTAAAGATCCTGCTAATACTGAATACAAGTATCGTTGGTGCAGAGAATTGGCTGCACTAGGAATAGGATGGAATTTTGTAGTTATTGGAGAAATTGAAGATGACGAAGATAGCGAATATGAATGGGTATTGCGATTCGCCCGTAAAAATAAGGAACTGGGAATTACATTCTTTGATGATCTGCCGCTTACAAATATGAAAGCAGGAGATTTCCTAACTGAAATTATTAATGATCGTACTATTAGTAGTCGCGACGAAATTAAAGCTTATAGAATTAAGCGCGAACAGCAATTAACAGTAGATTATAATCGCGTAAAACCTACAGCAAAAGCACAAGCGATTATTGATAAGACACTGGAACAAGCACAACAAAGCCAATTAGAAAACGCAAAAAAAGAACTGGAGAAATTAAACAAAGAAGCAAAACATACAGCTATGTTAAATGATCCAGAACGCATTGAACGCATACGCAAACAAACTGCTGATTTAATGAAAATGGAGTTGTTAGAGAAATCCATTAAATGGAGAGAACAACACAGTGATATTATGGCAAATGGCGGCTATCCTGATTGGACTGCACAACCAGATCAATTTGCTCGGAAGAAATGATAGCTATAGACAACTTTAGAATATAATGTATAATTAATATTGTCAGTGCAATGCTG